TATCGCTCCATAAACGCCAAATTGAGTGTTGTTTGCTGGTGTGTACGCATGGCAAAACGCTGTATCAAGGTCTTGAACATTTGTCGGACAGACAAAAACTTCAGCACTTGCGTCGTTCTCAGTGGATGGATCGCCTGTCGAAAGATCTCCGCGAGTTCCTTCAATCAAGTCGCCAACAACAACACGATTGCTGCCTCCTTCTGAAAGTCCTTTCTTCCAATACAAAGCAAAAAAGTCTTCGTAAATAGTGTCTAAGGCGTTGTTGCCAAGAAATACGCCTTCTAGCCTTGGTTGGGCAATGCCATTGTTATTGACACCTTGCTCGCCAACTACAAACAAAAGCCTTGCCTGCTGTTGTGTGCCATGGCTAAGCATTCGTGACCAGACAAGCTTTGGCACAACCAACATTCCACCCACTTTTCTGACTTCGTCGTAAAGCCCAAAGATGATGGGTATTGGTGCCGAATAATCTGCAAGCTCGCTGAGTGTGTCAAACCCCCTAGATGGGGTAAAACGGCTAGCCCCAGTTATGCTTTCTAAATCAACTCGGCCTGACTTAGGAGCCGAGGGCATTTTTGGTTTTGGCGTCAGCAGGTATGCAGCGCCAGTAAGAACTAAGCCAATTGCTAGGTTAATTAAAATAATCGAAACAGGGTCAAGACCCGATGCCTGGATGTCAGGAAGATGCTCATATTCTGCAGGTCTTAATCGACCACGCCGCCTAACTTCAGCCGCAAAAAGTTGATACTCTTCCTCTGTAATCCCGATTGTCTTTATTAATTCTCTTTCGTACGGAAGCAGTGGTACGTCGTAAGTAGACGGACCGAAGACCATTGCACCTTCTCTGACATTCGATTCACGTACAAGATTCCCGTCTGCCATGTGACTGCGAATGCCCAGGATTGCTGCGGTAACAGCAGAATATCCCCATCATACTCAGGCTTCTTGACCCGAAAACCCCAGTTCAATAAATCACGCGATACTTCCCATTTGCTTGCTTCGTACCAAGATTGCTTAAACGGTGGTGGGTCAATGCCGATATGGCCTAAAGCCTTGTAACACAAGTGGATGCAATCAATATGGCCATCGCTGCCGTCAGCTCCTAGCCGATACGGCATTCCAATGAGATCAGCGCAGCCGGACATTATTGCTTACTGGCAAATTGCCCACAATTCGTTGCGTCAACGTACGCCTTGGTACGTCCGTTCCAACAGCATCAAGCACCGAACTCAGCTCTAAATTCAGTGAAGTGTTGTCCCACTGCCCACCTGTTACCTGTCCTGTGTAGGTGTGAACGATCGTGTTTGTTGTTGCCAAGCCTGTATCAGGATCAGGGTCTTCAATAATCAGCACGTCAACCTCCATCAGCCAACTGCTCTCAATTGCACTAACGCCCCAGGCACGAGACAAGTCGTTGTTCGGGAAAACAAGCGTTGCTTCTAAGCCGTCACCAGTGCGGTTAACAGTGACACCCGAAAAACCAAACGGCACAAACTGATAGGCAGAACCAGAATGCGTAATCTCTTTGCCGATAAAAAAGTTCTGAAAACGATAAAGCTCTGTTTGCTCAGGCTTTATTCGTAGCGCATGGCCAAAGGCAAAACTTGTCATAAGCCAATCCTCTTGCGAGTGCTACCGCTCATCTGTAATCGTTTTAGCGTGTTTTGTTCACCGCGTTGTGCGCCTTGTGCCGCTGCACTTTGCATCCCACTCTGGAACTGATCAGCGGTTACATAATCAACGCTGTTGATACGTTCCACGGTGTAGCGAACATCGATTGGTGCGGCAACTGCAACGCCACCCTCGCCTGATGCAGACGATCCACCATCAGAAGGAATGACACCACCGCCGCGTGAACCGCGCGAATAACGCGACATGCTTTCACGCATCTTGGACGCTGGGATGACGTACTCAGGCTCGCCACCTTCACCGATTAATGCGTTGGTTGGCTTGTTGACGTAGCCGCCTTCTGCGAAGGGGCTAACCATTCCGCCGCCAATTTGATTGACACTAGTAAGCCCTGTGCCAAAAGGATCAGTAGAGCTGCCACCACCACCAGGGCCACCAAGCGCCTTCAGGATGGTTTGATACAGAATCATTATTAACTGCTGAGCAATAATCTTTTTCGCCATTGCCAAAAAGTCAGCGGCAATAGATTTCAACATGTCTGCCCCAGCTTCTGATACAGACTTGGTCCCAGTTATTACGTCACCGAACGCATCTGTAAATGCGTTGCCAATAGAACTAGCAGCGTGCAAAGCCTGCGTCTCTTTTGAGACAAGCTTGTCTAGCTCTTGTTGCATTTGAACCAGTGGATCGCTTTCACGCGCCTTACGTGCGTCTTCTTCTGCCTTCTTGCGATCCTTGCGTGCTTTTTCTTCTATCTTTGCTGTGTCTTCTAATGCTTGGTTGTAAGCAATAGCAGCATTGACTTTTTCTTCAAGCTCAATCCTTGCCGCAATTTGTGCGTGTACATCTTCTTCCGCAAAACCTTTTGCATTTTCTGCGATTTCTCGCAAATCAATATTAAATTGAACCCTGCGTTTTTCTTCCTCGTTTAGAGCTGCAGCCAAAGAGGCTTGGTCTTTTAAAGATTGAATTTGCTGTTGCGCTAACGCTGCTAAATCTTCTCCTGGAGACTTGGGAGGTTTAATAAGGTCGTCGTCATCGTCTTCTGGGGTTGTTGATTTAGCTGTTTCCAAGGCTTTTCGTAAAGCGCTAAGCCTTTGTTGTGATTCAAGTAATTTAGCGTTTATGCCTAGCAAAGACATTTTAGCCGCTTTATTTCTTTCAACCGAAAGTGTTTCTTCTTCTATTGCAATTGCTGACTCAATCATTTCCTTGCTGCCACTGTCAATGGCTGCATTCATTCGGTCTTGAGCTGTTTTTGCATCATTCAGCGTTTTAATTAAAGTGCCAACAGCAAGCGTTATCACCGCGAAAGGAAGCGCCGCCAAAGCAAGTTTTAGAACACCAGCAGCAGCAGCAGTTAAATATATTTGAGCCCCAAAAAATTTAAACAACCCTATTTGAGTTGTCAAAAACGCGCCAAGCTTGCTTGCGATCAAAAGATCTGTAGCTGTTTTTAGCGCGTAAACAGCTGCAGTGGCGCCGCCAATGGCCAAAGCTGTCTGGCCTATTGGTGTTGGGATTTGAGATACAACTTTGACAAGATTTGCTAAACCGGTTGTGACTGCTGCTGCTGCAGGCTCAAGCCCTTTGCCTAAGGCTTCAGTGAGGTCGTCTGTGTTTTCCGCTAATAAATCAACAGCGCCAGCAAAACCAGTGCCAGCAGCACGTGCAGCCTCATCATATTGACCCTTGACTGTCTCAAGAATTAAAGCTTGAGCGTCTAATAAGTTGCCTGACTTAACAAGATTTTTAATTGTCTTAGTCTGGCTTTCATTAAACGTGATTCCAGAACGAGAAAGTGCTGTAAGCCCACGGGTAGGATCTTCAAGTGCTTTAGCAAGTTGCACAGTCGCACTTTTGACATCAGTCCCCATCACCTGGGCAATGTCAGCAGCAACCTCAGAAACTTCTGTGAAAGAAGAAACAGCAATTGCGCGAAATGACGACAAAACATTAAATGATTGTATGAAGTCATCTTGTGAAAATAAAGTTGCGTCTCCTAGTTCGTCAGCAGCTACTTTTATTTTTTGAATCTCTGTTGAAGTAGCGCCTAATCTTATGAGCTGATTAGTCAGCACTTTTACGTCAGCTTCTCTTTTTGCGAACTTGCTCAATGATCGATTGAACAATGTCGCCGCACCCGTAATAGCAACAACAGGGCCAATTACAGAACGAAAGCTGATTCCAAACCTTTGTATATTTGCCGTCGCAGTAGCTGTTTTTTTAGTTGTTGCGTCAACCGTCCTATTGAGCTTTATCGCTGCACTATTGACGTTGGTAAGCTTTCTGACCGCATCGCCAGAATCAACCCTGAGCTTTACGTTTGCCTCTGCCATGACCGCCCAGCAATGGCCTTATCCTACCGCCGTCTTGTCTTTGCGCGATCCATTGCTTGCTGTTCCCGTTCACCCTTCAATTCGTAGTACGCAGCAAAATGCACAAGCTCCGCATCGGTTAGTTCCGTGCGAAGCCTGCTAAGCGTCATTCCCAATTCGCAGCACAAGAAAAACTCAAAGTTGAGCCAATTGTCCTGCTTCAGTCGTTTTTTGCTTCTTCAAGATCAGCCTCTTCACCAAGGCCAAACAAAAACAGCTCAAGTTCGTTCAAGACAGACTCAGGCAACTGCCGTTGAAGCTTGGGGGCATCAGCAGAAACAAAAGCTTTTGAGCCGTCCTCAAGCTCTGCCATCTGGCACAGCATCTGCGTGCTGATGTCTAATGCTTCTTCAGT